TTAACATCTTAAACCGCTGTCTAAAAATCGGGGTCCACTATACTCCTTAAGTTCTTTAGAAAGTCTTTTTGCTCGGATAATATCTTTTGATTGTGTTGACTTATCTCCGCCAGCCAATAGAAAGTAAGTTGTATCCCCTATTCGGGTGTAGTATACTCGATAACTTGGGCCGACATCAATCTTCATCTCTGAAACCCCTTCACCGACCGGACTACAATTACCAAAGTTTCCAAACATGGCATTTTTTAGCCGAGCCAAGATTCGATATTTGGCTGTTCTATCTTTGAGATTTGACAGCCATGAGTCAAAATCGGTTGTTTGTTTAAAAGTATTCATGAGAAATAACGTATCCTTTTGAATACAATTAAGCAAGCCCTGACATCAGGGCACCAGTGCAAACATAAACATCCTTCAGTCTTTCTTCCACACTGCTCAGAACCATTGAAAAAGTAATTAGTGAGGAAATATAACATTCAGCCTGGCTAACTACCGGGTTTTTTATTGCCCTCACCACACCTAAACACCCCTGAAATTATCGCGGACAAAACCGGCTGTTAATAACATTAGCCTATCACTAAATGAATTCTAACCATTTAGACGATAGGCGTTTATGAAACTCTACGGAGAAATCAGCAAGACCGAAGCTCAGGATGACGGCACCATCAAAGTATGGGGTTTTGCTTCATCTACCGCTGTTGATTCTGACGGTGACACAATCACCGCCGAAGCAATGAAAGCTGCGCTCCCTGACTACATGAAGTTCGGAGCTGTGCGAGAGATGCACCAAGCGAAAGCAGCTGGTACCGCTATCGAAGCCGAAGTTCAGGAAGATGGTCGCACCTATTTCGGGGCACACATTGTTGATTCCGAGGCAGTGAAGAAAGTCAATGCAGGTGTATACAAAGGCTTCAGCATTGGCGGTAAGGTCACTGGCAGAGACGAGTTGAAAAAGACAACGATTACAGGCCTTAAGCTGGTAGAGATTTCGCTGGTTGACAGACCAGCAAACCAAGAGGCCGTTTACACTCTGGTAAAATTTGAGGACATCGACAAGGTCGAAACAGTCGACCTCAAAAAGTATCTGGGAGACAGCTCTTATGATGCCAGATTTGCATCCTCCATTCTCAGTGACGTTTACAGTCTCCTGTATTCAGAGATCGGTGACAGCGACGAAGTCGGCGGAAAAGAACAGATCGACGTGCTAAAGCAAATCATCACCAATCTTAAAACCTTCATTGCTTCCGAGATTCAGGAACCTGATCCAGACCTCGATGCTGTTGGCTCTCCAGGAGCTGATGCTGTAGCTCTTGCAGCCACAACCGATGAGCTCAACAAAGCCGGAGCCGAAATCAGTGCAAAGAACAAGGAGAAGGCGCAAGCAATCCATGACCATTCAGTGTCACTTGGTGCTAAATGCTCCCCTGATGCCGGTAAGGCGGATAGGAGTGATGACCTTCACAAGCTTGAAGATTTGCAGAAATTCGAAGATCTGCAGAAGCAGATTCACGGTGTTTGTGTTGAAAATGACACCCTCAAGAAATCCATAACCGGTCTGACCGAAGAACTTGAAAAGATCAAGTCTGAACCAGAACCCCCCAAAGTGGCATTGAACGATAAAGGCGTAGTGGTATCCAAAGCAGAAGATTCCGGAACACTTCATCAGGCAGATAATGAGGTGTTTGTGAAGGATGTTAAAGGAAACATCAACGAAGCAGCAACACTGATCAAGCTCAGTCACAGGAGTGGCGGCCTTGCAAGGCACTAATACAATTTGATCTTAACCCAACCAAATACAACCTATGAGCGCAACATCAGAAACCCTTGAACTCCTTAAAATCGCGCAGGCGACTGGCGACCAGGAACTTGCGAAGTATTTCACTCAGACATCGACAGCAACGCAGGGATTCCAGGCTTACAATCTTGAAGCTCCATCTAAAAAGTTGATTCCAGTACTTACGCCGCTTCGTAATATGCTTCCTCGCGTATCAGGTGGTTATGGTGTGCAGGCTAACTGGAAAGCAGTCACTAATATCAATGCCGGTAACGTTCGTGCAGGTGTAGCGGAAGGGAAAAGAGGTGGCGCGATAAATCACATTCTTGCCGAGCGCAACGCCGCATTCAAGAGCTTGGGCCTTGAAAACTATATCACTTTCGAGGCTGAATATGCAGCTAAGAATTTTGAAGATATACGTGCTCTTGCAGTGCAGTCAACCATGACCGGATTAATGATTCAGGAAGAACGGGTCTTGCTTGGCGGCAACAATTCTGTTTCACTTGGCATAACTCCTACACCTTCACTCGCAGTGGCTTCTGGCGGTTCACTTACTGACGTATCGACCTACCGTGTTATCTGTGTTGCACTTGGTCTTCAGGCTTATCTTGATGCCATCGGTGTTAATAACGGTTCAACCGGATCAGTATTTAGTGCTGCCACAGCAACAGTTCCCGGTTCGCTCACAAGAACCAACATTGATTCCACAACAGATACTTTCGGCGGAGGTTCTGCACAGCAATCTGTAGCAGCGATACAGGCTACATCTTCTCCAAACCTTAAAGTCTCTGCAACTGTAGCATCAGTAAATGGTGCCGTTGGTTACGCATGGTATATCGGCATCGGAGCAGGCAACGAAAGACTGAACCAGATCACCACGATCAACAGCGCAGTATTTACCGTCAATAGTGGAGGAGGAGCCCAGCTTGCATCTACCCTGGCCGCTACTGATAACTCAACATCTACGCTTGATTATGATGGTTTGCTTTACCAGGCTGTTAAATCAGGCTCAAACGCCTACGTCACTGCATTAGCAACTGGAACGGCAGGCACAGGTTCAACACTGACTTCAAACGGTGCTGGTGGTATCAATGAATTTGACATCGCATTCCAGTACTTCTATGACATTTACAGACTCAGTCCGACAGTGATCTTTGTTTCAAGTCAGGAGAGCCGAAACATCAGCAAGAAGATTATTGCCAATGCCGGTGCGCCTTTGCTTCGTCAGATGGTAGGAACTAGCGCTGAATCCAAACTTGCGTCAGGATGGAAAGTTACGTCAGTCGTCAATACAACTACTGGTGATGAAGTTGAACTCAGAATCCACCCGAACCTTCCAGCAGGAACGGTACTGTTCTTCACGGAATCACTTCCTTACCCACTCAGCAATGTTGGAAATATAGCGCAGGTTTTGCTTCGTCAGGATTACTTCCAGATCGATTGGCCTATCACTTCAAGGACCCGTCAGCATGGTGTCTATTGTGACGGCGTTCTTCAGCATTACGCACCATTCTCTCTTGGTGTTATCAGCAATATCGCAAACGGATAATCTTTTCAGGAAAACGCCCTGTTGCAAGGCAGGGCATAACCTTATACAGTCACATGGCAACCATCAAAATGAAAAACTCAGACGGAGTTTCCAGCGTGTTCGTTGGCGGTCAGAGCTATGCAGTAGGGAAGAAAGGGATTGTCGAAATCCCTGCAGAATATGAGGATACAATGTACTCTTTCGGTTTTGTGACTGTGGGTAAGAATATACCCGCAGACTTGGTAACTGATGATACAGCCACACTTGAACTGATTGCCTCACCAGCCCCAGCGATGGTGCCTGAAGTCGCTAAAGCCGAGCCAATAACAGTCATACCAACCGCCGCTGAATCCAAATAAAAATGGCGGACCTCGTACAAGTTGAACAGGTAAAAGCATACACCGGTACAACACATACCACCGATGATATGCTTTTATCGTCGCTTATCACAACGGAGAGTGCGTTTATCCTTTCATGGGTAAACAGGGCGTTTGTGCCCGCTTCCTATACTGACCTCTTCAGTGGGGGAGGCGGACAGGAACACCTTTTCAGGAACTATCCCGTAATCTCAGTGGCGAGCGTGTTGATTGACGGGCATACAATACCGTCGGCAGCTTCAATTCAGGACAAAGGGTACATAATTTTTGATGATAGGCTGTTGCTGTTCGGGTATCAGTTCGCATGGGGGAATTATAACTGCCAGGTCATTTACCTCGCAGGACAAGACGTCCCGGCGGACGTGCAACAGGCTTGTATTGAACTTGTTGCGTATCGCTACAAGAACAGAGACAGTATCGGGCAGTCAAGCAAAAGCCTTGCAGGAGCGTCAACGGTATATATGACAAAGGACATGCCTGACCATGTAAAAACAATCCTTAACCCTTACAGGAAAGTGTTTCCATCATGATTACCGCACGGATCACAAAAGGAGAGAATCTTGGCAAGAAGTTCAGAGACTCCATACCGAACATCGAAAGCGGAGTACAGAAAGAGGTCATGCGTCTTGCTCTCAAGATGACTGGCGTGGTAATGGGAAAACTGAGCGGGGCCGTTTTGAATGTAAGGACTGGCAGGTTAAGACGTTCAATTCATCCGGAATGGGAGTTTAAGCCGGGTTATTCTGGCGCAACAGTCGGCAGCAACGTCGAGTATGCAGCAATACATGAGTTCGGAGGAACAATAAGGTTTCCTTCTCGGCCATTAAAAATCTACACGAAGAACTACAAAAACGGAGAGTCGAAGAGTTGGGTGATGCAAAAAGGTAAGCGGATGTATGGCGGTGGAGGCGAGAGTAAGGCTTATGAGCTACACATGCCGGAGCGTAGCTTTTTGCGTTCAGCATTGCGGGAAATGACACCTGAAATTATTGAGAGTTTACGGAAAGCAGTGGCGACGGAACTACAGAAAATCAGTCAATGATTAGAGAACAGATATACAACTCGTTGTTCCAGCTTCTGTCAGGAGTCTCAGGCATTAAGACTATCAGCCGGAAGTTGATGCACTATAGCGACGTTCCAGCATCTGAGCAACCGGCTCTCTTTATGACTGTGGGTAATCAGAATGTTACGCAGACAACTGGACTTCCGGCTCGGTATGTTCTTCAGGCTAAGGTGTGGATTTACACATACACAACCGATCCTTCACTCTCACCGTCAACGGCTATAAACAACATTCTTGATCAGATAGACAGTGTCTTTGAAACTCCTATAGTACAGGACCATCAAACGCTCGGCGGTCTTGTTGATGACTGCAAAATATCAGGCGAGATACTCACTTCCGAAGGTTCGCTGGGAGATCAGGAGATAGCAACCTTCCCAATAGAGATTTTAATAACAACGTAAACAGGAATAAGTCATGGGGAATATGTTTGGCTCAGGCAGATTGTGGGCTATCCCTACATCTGACTATTTAGGCAACACAATCACCGTCCCGACACCGGTACAGTTTGGATCGCTTCAGGACATCTCGGTCGATTTCGGCTTTGATGTAAAAAAGCTATACGGCACCAGGCAGTTTGCTGACGCTATCGCCAGAGGAAAAGGAACCATTCAGGGGAAGGCTTCTTTAGGTAAAATCAACGGCGGACTGCTCAACACCTTATTCTTCGGCCAGCCAATGTCGTCAAGCATTCTCAATGGCTATAACGACATCACCGGAGCGGTTGTACCTGGAACACCTTTCACGATTACACCAACACCTCCTGGTTCTGGTGTATGGTCAGAAGATCTCGGTGTAACAAATGCCGCAGGTCTTACCCTTACCCGTGTCGCTTCAGGTCCAACCACAGGCCAGTACAGTGTTACAGCAGGTGCGTATCTCTTCGCTGCGGCAGATACCGGTATTACCATGTATATCAACTACCAGTACACCGGAACAAGTACGACAGCGTCAACCGCGACTTTGACAAATCCGGCGATGGGATCAACACCAACGTTTCAGGCCGAGATTCTTTTCCCCGGAAGTGCAGGGGGTATTTATACCGGTTTTACCCTACTCAACTGCACAAGCACAAAACTGGCAGTAGCATCAAAACTGGATGATTTCGGTATTCCAAATCTGTCTTTTGAGGCGTCTGCTAATACGGCAGGGCAGATCATCAAAATGTCAACATCTAACTAACAGGAAAGACGATCATGCGCAAAGGAGTAAGACACACCTTCGAGGACGGACAAGGGGAACGGATAATCCCCCCCTTGTCAGCAGGATCAGTGGAGATACTTGAAGAGAAGTATGGCAAGCTCCATACATGGGGAAGAGGTGGAGATACCGAAGTATTATTTGAGGCAACAGTTCACGCCCTTCGAAGGAATTATCCTGAGCTGACACCTGAGTACATAAAAAACGAGATGCTCGACCTTGGGAATTTGGGTGAAGTATTCGCAAAAGTGATAGACGTTAATGGCCTGATACGCAAAGATCAAGACGAACAGGGGGGAAAGAAGCCGGGGAAAAAATAGAATTGACATGGGATGAGTTGTTCATTCACCTCGCGATCAGCACGGGAATGTCGATCGAAGAGGTGAGAGAGCAGTTTGATTTTCCTCGGCTTATCGCCTACAACAAGTACGCAAAAAAGAACCCTGCTGTACATCTGATGCTTTCTAATTTTCTCGGTTACAACACACCAGAGGAACCCAAGGTCAGTGATGAAGAAAGTACGCAAGAGTTTATATCGCAACTCATGGGATTATTCCCCGAAGCATTTTAAACAACTTGAATTATGGCGGACGATCAGAATACCATAGTAAGTTTTGGAGCTGATACGAATGCTTTAGAGTCCGGAGTAAAGCAGGCGGCGCAATCTGTTGATGACGCGACAAATAAAATCGCTGACTCATGTAAGAACGTAGGATCATCTTCACAAGTAGCCTCTGCAACTACTGTGGAGAGCTTTCAGGCAATGGTTGCTGGACTTGCTCCAGTAGCTGAAGAAATGAACGGTCTTGTTTCAGTCGCTACAGGTGGTTTCTCAAAAATCATCGAAATGGTTGAAGCCGCTGCTGCCGCACTGACAGGCATGGCCGGTGTCAGTGCTGTCAAGGACGAGGCAGCTGAGATTAAAAAGCTGGTCAATACTTTTGGATTATCATCTGAAGCCGCGAGTAACCTCAATACTCAGTTGAAGAGTGTCGGTCTTTCTGCGGAGGAGTATGCTGGCATGGCAATGAAGATGGATAGACAGCTCAAATCCAATGAGACAGGCATGAACGACATGGGAATTAAAACCCGTGATGCTTCAGGAGCCTATTTATCCCAGCAGGATATAATGAGCAATGCGTCAAAGGCTCTCCAGAATTACCAGATCGGTACGGACAGGAACGCTGCGTCCATGGCTATTTTCGGCAGAAACTCTGAGGGAGCTGCTGCATTACTGAAACTCAATGCGGATAATGCAGCGAGAGCTGCAGACATGAACGAGAAACTCGGCATTACAATGACAGATGAGAAACTGGCGAATGTCAAGCAGTTTGGAATTGCGATGTCTGGTGCCGGTATAGCTATAGAGGCTCTGGGTATTAAGATAGGAGAGGCAATTATGCCGACTCTGACGATGTTCGGAAACATGATACTCCAACTCGTCGAAAACATCATGCCCGTATGGGACGTAGCGGCGGAAGCCTTCGGTGTGATCTTTCAAGCAGTAGGCACTATTATCGGAGCAGCCGGAAGCGGGATAATGGAGATCTTCACAGCCATAGGTACTGCCTGCCAGCAGATATTTGGTGCCTTACTTCCGCAAGACTTCAGCATGAGCGAGACAGCAATCCGCTTGATCGTCGGAGCTGTCGGTATTCTGAAAAATGTGTTTCTGGGGCTGATTGATACCGTCGTTTATATCGTGCAGCACATCGTTACCGACTTCACCACTATGTATCAGGTGCTTGATGATATTTTCAAGCTGAAGGACCCAACAAAGTCATTTGAGTCCGGTATGGCGAAGATTGACGCCATAAATAAAGAGTATACCGATAAGATCATTGCGCGGTCCACTGACGCTGCAAACGCCGTAGCAGGGATAAGTGGCCACGGAGCAACGGGAGATTGGGGGAAAACCGGGACTAAAAAGAACGAAGGAAACGACAAAAAGGAAAAGGGCAGCGGAAAATCCGGAGTAGCCGGAGAGGTGAGCTATATCGAACAGCTCACTACCGACCTCGCAACCCAAAAACTGGCGTATGAACAATTTTATGCAAATATCGGCCAGCTCAGACAAGTAAGCAAACAACAGGAAGCCGATTACTGGAAAGGTGCCCTCGATCAAACCAACCTGACAGAAAAAGAGCGGGCAGCGATAACACAGAAGTACGCAACGCTGGAACTTGCCATTAACCAACTGAAGATTAAGGAGGCCCAGGAAATCGGGAAGTTACAGCTTCAAGACGCGAAGATAGTCGCCGATGGAGAGATGACACTCGCTGAAGAAAACGCAAAAGAACAAAACCAGTTAGGTGTCACCTCAAAGGCAGAATACCTATCCATCCTGCAAGGATTCCAAAATCAGAAAAGGCAGATCGACGTCCAGGCACAGCAAGAAGAACTCAACCAGTACGAGGTGGGATCGGTTTCATACGAAAAGGTTAAGCAGAAGATGCTTCAGGCTGACCTTAAGTATTCTGCAGAAGCGAAGAAAACGAATTTCCAGATCACCCAGGAGGCGACCAAGGACTGGACAACGATGTTCACGTCTATGGAAACTGGGTTCTCAAAAGCGATTGCCGGGTTTGTCGTAGGGACCATGACATACCAGAAAGCGATGAAGAGCATGTACGATTCTGTTATTCAGTCCTTTGCCACGTTTATCGAAAAACAGATTTCCGGATATTTGACGACAAGCGCAGCTCAACTTCTCGGCCTTGGAGTTGCAAAATCGGAAGCTACAGCGAAAGGGACATCGGCGGCGATTGGAGCGGCAGATTCTGTCGCAGACATCCCCGTCGTCGGCCCTGAACTTGCTATTGGAGCTTATGCCAGCATCATGAGTATGGTGTCAGGAGGGATAAACGCGATTCCTTCAGCTGCTGGCGGTTTTGATATTCCGGCAGGAGTCAATCCCATGACTCAGCTCCATCAAAACGAGATGGTACTTCCTGCACATCTGGCGAATGCCGTACGTGACATGGCAGGCAGCGGAGGTCGCGATGGAGGATCTCGAAGCGGAGATGTTCATCTGCACGTTTCAGCTCTTGATGCTCATTCAGTACGCAGGCTATTTGAAAGCAATGGTTCAACACTGGCCGACGTCCTTAAACAGCAAGCAAGGAACCTTAAACGATGAGCAACGCTGTATTTCCGACATTGACCGGGATGACATACGATACAGTCAAAACGCCGATATATAATACGGTTACGAAAAAGGCTGTGTCCGGCAGGGAAGTCAGGATAGCATATATGGCGACGCCTATGTATAAATGGAAGCTGAATTTTGAGTATTTGCGTGACCAGATGGGTGTCCAAGTTCCTGTTTCTCCTTTCAACGACATGAAATCGTTAATGGGATTCTATCTCGATAGGCAGGGATGCTATGATTCATTCCTGTTCAATGACGTCACCGACAACATAGTGACGGCTCAACAATTCGGCACCGGAACAGGAAGTAAAACATCCTTTCAGCTATCGAGAGATATGGGTGGAGGCACAACGACACTCGAACCTGTTATGAATTTTAACGGGACTCCATCAGTCTACGTTAATGGCACACTGACCACACCAGGAAGCATCAGTAGCTCAGGAGTTGTAACCTTTTCGTCAGCTCCAGCCTCCGGCGCCATTTTGACATGGACAGGAAACTATTATTTCAGGTGCAGGTTCGATACCGACAATGTAGACTTCACCCAGTTTCTCCAGAATTTCTGGAGTCTTGGAAGTGGCGGTATGACGTTGTACGGATCACTCAGCAATAAGTTGTAGCATGAAAACACCAACAGGAAGCCTCACAAGTTCATATTTACTTGGCAATACTCAATTTCTCATTGTTGACCTTTATACGCTCTCAGTAGTCAATACTGCATGGGTAAGTGGCCTATCCGTAACCTACACCAATTACTACTATTCTGGGTCAGAATACGACGTCGTGAATGGCGGCCATACCTTCACAGGATCTGATGCGATATTTGCCAGAGACGGATTGAAACAGACGATAGGCCTCGAAGTAGCAACCATGAATATCACGATCAATGCGACTCTCTCGATGCTGGTTCTTGGCGTGCCGTTCATGCAGGCAATTACTCAGGGAGTCCTCGACGGCGCGATGATTAAGGTGGATAGAGCATTTCTCAACGTTGATCATTCCGTTATCGGTACGGTGAATTGGTTCACAGGTCATGTAGCGAAAGCATCACCGAGCAGAAACGGAGCATCTATCACCATAAACTCCCTTACCGACCTTTTAAATGTCAACGTCCCTCGAAATGTCTACCAGGCAGCCTGTCAAAATTCGCTTTATGATGGAGCATGCTCTTTATCACGATCCGCATATTCTGCATCCGGAGCGGTCTCTTCAGTGTCGGGGGTATCTATATCCATAACAGGATCAGCCGCAAGCCAGGCCGCAGGGTACTGGAATCAAGGCGGAATTGTGTTTACATCGGGAGCTTTAGCTGGAGAAGCCAGAACGGTAAAATCATGGGCAGACGGGGTAATTGTGCTGCTCAGTCCGTTTCCTTTAACGCCATCAACTGGAGACACCTTCATGGTTTATGCAGGTTGCGATAAACAGCTGGCGACATGCAATACAAAGTTCAGTAACAGTGCAAATTTCAAAGGCCAGCCATTCGTACCAATTCCTGAAACTGCCGTATGAGAAACAAAGTAGTTCAAGAAGCCAGAACATGGCTCGGTACGCCTTATCATCACCATGCAGCCGTCAAGGGTGTAGGTGTGGATTGCGCACAGGTACTCATTGAGGTATATGCAAATGCTGGAGTGGTCGAAAAAATCGACGTAGGAGACTACCCGCACGACTGGCACATGCACCGCTCAGAAGAGAAATACCTTGGTTGGATTAAAAAGTATTGCCGGAAAGTGACGGCGCCAAAGATGGGAGACATAGCCCTCTTCACCTTTGGTCGGTGCGTCTCTCATGCGGCAATTATAGTCAACTGGCCGGGCGAAGTTATCCATTCCTATATACGCCAGGGAGTTGTTTTGGCTTCAGCTGATGACGCAGAACTTAGAGGGCGACTCCATTCATTCTGGACACCATTTAACGGGGAATAATGGCAGGGCTATTTTCACACCCGGCATCAAATAACGCATCTCAGCAAGCCGCAGCTCTTGGTTTATCTGTTTCAACTTCAGTATATGGCTTGACACTACCGATCATATATGGAGCGACCAGAGTGCCTGGAAATATGATCTGGTACGGAGCATTCACGGCTACTCCTCAATACAGTCAGTCAAGTTCAGGAAAGGGAGGAGGGAGTCAAACGACACAGACAGGATATGGTTATACGTCATCGTTCACTCTTGGGATGTGTGAAGGACCTATAACAAGTATCAATACAGTCTGGAATAATGGAGTAGTGGACACCACTGACACGTTCACGACGTTCACGGGATCACCTTCACAGTCTCCATGGGGGTATTTGAGTACTCTCGACTCGACGAAAGCTCTGGCGTACAGGAACCTGGCTTATATCGCTGCTGCGAACTACAACCTCGGAAACACGGCATCCTTACCACAGCTGACCTTTGAGGTTTATGGTCTTGGTTACGGGTCCAGCGTGTCAGGCATTCCCGATGTTGATCCGGTTTTTATCATAACCGACATACTTACCAACGCCCGGTATGGTGCCGGATTTCCTGCTGCAAATATTGGTATATTGACAAGTTATAAGGCGTACTGCATAACAAACGGTCTGCTATTCTCCCCTGCATACGACACTACGCAAACCGCAGCAAAAGCTATAACTGAGTTGTTGGCTTTGACTAATTCAGAGGCGTACTTCAGCGAGGGACTGCTGAAGATCACACCGTATAGCGATACGGCGATCACCGCGAACAGCTACACCTATACACCAAATATCACCCCGATTTACGAACTCGGTGACGATGCCTTTGTAGACAACGGATCATCCGACCCGGTTCTTGTTGAGCGAGGATCACAGGCAGACGCTTATAACCAGATCGATATCGAGTGCCTCGACAGGACGAACAGCTACAACAAAACAAGCATCAGGGCAACAGACCAGGTCAACGTCGATGTTTATGGGCTCCGCTCGATGTCGAATGTTACGGCCCACCAAATATGCAACACAGCAATCGCGCAATCGTCCGCGCAGCTCATCTTGCAGCGCAATTTGTATATCAGGAACAAGTATACATTCACGTTACCGATTCAGTACATCCTACTCGAACCGACAGACTACGTGACGCTTGATGATGCAGCTCTCGGACTTGTATCAATACCCGTCAGGGTTTTAACTATCGATGAAAGCGGAGACGAACTGCTTATCACCGCCGAAGATGCTCCAGCTGGAGTAGGATCCCATGCCATATACGGCACGCAGACCGGCGGAGGCGGAGGAGTCAATAACCTCGTTCAGCCAGGCAATACGGCAACGCCTCAAATCTTTGTCCCACCAAGTGTACTCACGGCAACCGGCCTCGAAATCTGGATGGGTGCCTATGGTGCAACACCGGCAACCTGGGGAGGGTGTGAAGTATGGGTAAGCTATGACAACGTAAGCTACGCATACGTAGGAGCGATTGATTCACCGGCAAGGATGGGAACTCTGACAGCGACACTTGCAACAGTAACCGATCCCGACACAACGAACACCATGGCGGTTAATGTCTTGAGCGGTCAGGCATTGGGAAGCGCAACCACGGCAGAGTGGAATAATTACGCGAGCCTCACCCTGGTCGATGGAGAGTATACAGCGTACCAGACGGCAGCGCTCGCTTCGGCAAACCACTACAACCTCACAACCCTACATCGCGGGCTTTACGGATCCACAATCGCGAGCCACGCTTTAGGCGCAAACTTCATGCGTATCGATTCGGCGATGTTCAAGATGCCGTTCACTCCTGACAAAATAGGGCAGACGATTTACGTCAAACTGCCAGCTTTTAACCAGTTTGGAAACCAGCTGCAGCAGCTATCATCCTGCACTGCTTCGACTTTCACCATTGCAATAAGCCAGGTTCCAACACTATCCGGAATCACCCTGACGCCGGTATTTGGGGGATTTACGATAAAATACGCAATCCCTACACAGTCGGACTTTGGAGGTGTTAACGTCTACATAAGCGCCACGAGCGGATTCACTCCAGGAAGCGGCAATCTTGTTTATTCAGGGCCAGATAGCCTGATCACGATCACCGCCGATGCTTCAGGAACGGCTCTTGTCGGAGGTGCAACTTACTATGTGCGCCTTGCAGGTTATACGACCACCAGCAAGGCAAACATGAGCTATAGCTCAGAGTACAGCGTCGTGCCGGTAACGCCATCCAAGAACGCCATAGCGTCGCTTTACCAATGGTCATCGGCAGCACCGTCGAACCCATCCGGAGCGTCAACATTCACCTGGTCAACATATGCAAGCTCGGCATACACCGGAGCAGGAGGATGGTCGGTAGCAGCTCCAGCGAATCCAGGGACGCCAGGCGTACAGCTATGGATTGCAAGCAAGGTCGTAAGCGATAACGCCACAGCGACAGCAACGACGGTAAACTGGGCGTCAGGTTACTCTTTTGTTATTGCCGGAGCGAACGGAACAAATGGTACGAATGGAACAGCCGGATATCAGTCAGCAATCCCGACGGTTTATCAATGGGCGATAACGATTCCTGCCGCACCTTCAGGAGCGCCAACCTACACTTGGGCAACAGGATTGTTTGGCGCCGCACCATCGGGCTGGACGCTGACGGCAGGGATAGCACCATCGCCGGGATTTACGCTGTGGGCCGCGAAAGTAAGTATAACGGACTCAGCAACAGCGACAACAACAAACTTCAACTGGACGTCATCCTCAATAGTCGCCGTAGGGTACGCAGGAGCAAACGGAACCAATGGAACGAATGGAACAAACGGAAGCAGTTCTACCACTTCTCTGGTTGTTCAGGTTTACCAAAACGCAAGCTCTGCTCCTGGAGTGCCATCCGGAACCATTACCTGCACCTTTGCAACTGGCGCATTGACGGGAGGAACGATGGGGAGCTGGACAGTCACACAGCCGACATCCTCAACGACGCCGACATACATGACACAGGCGACCTTCACAGGAACAGCCCCAGCGACAACGACCACGACAAATGGAGGCTGGTCAACACCTGTTATTGTGGCGCAGAACGGCACAAACGGCACGATTGGATCGAATGGGAATTCTGTTTATACCGGAGAGGTGTATCTGCAGCAGGCAAGCGCACCCGGAGCACCAAGCGGCGGGTCTTTCAATTTCACCACATCAGTGCTGACAGCCCCGACGTCATGGTCATCAGCACAGCCGGCATCCACAACGACGCCAACCTACATGGCGAAGTTTACCTTCTCAGGGACAGGGACTGTAGCCGGAGGGACATGGACGACTCCAGTTATTGTTGCTCAGAATGGTAGCGCAGGAACCAGTGGTACCAACGGAACGAACGGAACTGCTGGAGCGCAAGGAGCGTCATACGTTACGGCGTATTGTGCATCAGCAACGGCCACAACGACCACAACTCCAGCAACGACATCAGGAGTAAATAGTGTTCCAGCGACAAACGATGGAGGCATAACAGGGACTTGGAGCAAGACCGTCCCGGCGCTTTCATCAGGGCAGTTCATGTACCAGGTCGACGGAATATATCAACCAACGACAGGGTACGTAACATGGAGTATCCCTTACTGGTCAAGCTTGAAAGTCGGAAGCCTCTCAGCGATAACCGCCAACCTTGGATCGATAACAGCAGGGGATATGTCAGGCACAAGCCTAACAGTAGGAAACCCAACATGGGTTTCTGGTTCAGCAATGACGGGAGCAGGCGCACAATTCAATGGCGCTAATGGCGCTTTTATGATAGGGAACTCCACAGGGAGTATAATTTTTGATTTAGCAACAACGAGGATAAACGGGCCTTTAATTTATACGGGAAATCTCCAAGATAATGCAGCAACGCTTGTACAAAGTGTATACACTGTTGGCGGTGTCGGCATGTCAATATCAGTCAACCCGACTGACGTGACGGTTCAGACAATATCAGTGACAACGATTGGAGGGCAAGTAACCATACTCACTTCAATGAAAATGGCACCATACACTTTCGTCGCTAATAGCGCCACATTCTTCATAAAAAGGGACGGTGTGTCGGTATATACAAGAGCAATGGGTACAGCGTTTGAGGCAATGATTGCAACACCTTACGTAGACTCACCGCCAGCAGGATACCATACGTATACGATAGGATTCACCATGACGACATCACAGCCATCCTGTGGTGCATACCAAAGACTTATGTCAATTTTTGAAGCACGAAAATGAAGTTATTCACAGCATACAAAACAGCTACCGGGGAGATACTCAGAACAGGCTCTTGTGCCGATTCTGACTTTGAACTCCAAGTGCAAGAAGGCGAAACCGTCATTGAAGGGACGGCAAACGACATAATCCAATACGTCCTCAACGGTGAGATCACAGACTACACAGGAGAAGAATTGGCAGCCAAGACGGATCTCGCCTACGGATGCAAATGGCAGATGCCAGAAAAGATCGTGGTTCAGGATTTGACCGATGCAGAGATAACCGCTTACCTCGCAACTCAGGCAAGGGCAAAGAGGGATCGACTACTCACGTCCTGCGACTGGACGCAAACTGCAGATCAGGCAAACGAAACGAAAACAAAATACCAAGCATATCGGCAAACATTACGCGACCTCACGAATCAGCCAGGCTTTCCGTTCACTATAGTCTGGCCAACCATTCCCGTATAGATCAAACATTATCGCGGACAAAATCGGCTGTTTAATCCTTTATTCTAAGAAAAAAGGAGAAAAATGCCCGCTGTTAATGCGATGATTCAAAGCCGGATCGTCATCGCGACACAGCGGTGGCTGGATGAATTCTCCATTACAAAATTCTATGATGCGATAAGGAGTGCTTGGACTTATAAGGAAAGCTCCCAACCTCCATTCGCTGCAAAAGGGAAGTATGCCATCCTCACGAGAGATACCACGCGGGCCGCATTATACGCATTGCTCTCATGGCCAACAATCACAACCACTTAACATTGCCGCACAAAATAATACTAAGGATAGCAGCGCAGACGGTCGACTGGACTGTGATAATAGCAGGGATGAGCGCCCTATTTGTGCCAATTTTCGGAGTACGCTACACGGAACTCGGCGCGATACTCGCAGGATTAGGCGGGTTGCTCATCGGATGGGGAAGGCTTTCCGTGTATCGGGCAACCGCGAAAAAAATCAAGTTAGAGACAAAACAAATGGATGAACACATCGATAAGGAAAATGTATGCAGGCTTGAGAGACTTGCCTGTCTTAACGCACCGGTATGCCAAACGAGAAGAGAAATCCGACACTACAACCCGGACGAAGATTAATAATGATAAGCAGCAGAAAGATTGAGGATCTCCATCCTCACGTACAAACGCGTTGCGAAAATTTCCTCGCAGAGTGCAAGAAATCAGGCATTGATATTTTAGTCACCTGCACATACCGCGATATAGCCGCACAGAACGCTCTTTATGCCCAGGGAAGGACAACTCTAGGGCACGTGGTCACTGATGCTCGTGGAGGTCAGAGCTTCCACCAATATTGTGTGGCTTTCGACACAGTCCCAATTGTTAACGGCAAGCCGATATGGGATAACGAGCAGACTTGGCTGAGTATCGGACACATCGGCAAGTGCTGTGGATTGGAGTGGGCCGGAGATTGGATCCATTTTAAAGAAAAACCACACTTCCAATTTACAGGCGGGTTGACATTAAAAGATTTTCAAAACGGGAAACCACTACCCAATTAACCAGGAATAAAAAAGCCATGATCACAACGCCATTCCAGCCATTAGGCAATACAGTAGCCGTCGCTGCAGGAACAACGGCAGGCCTTGGTGTTCAGGTCAACAACTCACTAACCGCGAAGCTGTCACAGCAGCACAGGATATATAACGGAAACACCGTCGTGTCTTTTGTCGGAATCGGAGCAACGCCAGCGATAGCACAGGCATGCGCAGTTATCCCAACGACAGGAACGCAAGGAACAGCAGCGATCCCGATCGGGCCAGGTGCTGAGCGTGTTATCAGTTTTCCGGCTGGGTCATGTTTCTCAGCGATAGCCACAGTAGTCGGGACGATTTATGTAACACCATGTGAGGGCATTTAACCAAAACTACAACCAATAAATCAAAGGAGAACAGGACTATGGATTTTTCAACATTTGCAGGGATCCTCGGAACCTTGGCCACGGCAGCAGCGGCAACTTTCGGTGTTCTTAAATGGATCGGAGGCTATCGTGCAGATCTTGTGATAGCGCAGAACATCGCAGCGGCGGCGAAGGTAGGAGCCGAGGGAGCTCTTTCTCTGTTGACGGAAATCATCGCTGTGTCAGATAAGAACAGTATGACAAAAGCTGACGTGGACCAAATTGTCGCGACTGCTTCCGATATCCCAGGAGCATTAAGGACAGCTCTCAAGATCGGAAGCGCAGCGCCGGAAGTGACCGCGACAGTGGCCACCAGAATAACCGCAGCAGTATGAGTGATTGGATAACGAAAGTTACCATTGCCATTATTCTTGGTGTGTGCAAGGCTTTAGCCTCCCCTGGGGTTCTCCTGGGGTTGGTTAAGGCATGGCGTCAGGCAAATGAGCCTGAACAAGTAATCGCAAGTAAACCAACAAAAGATGATGATAATTTTCTCAGGTCAGCGCAGGTGGATGGCTGGGCTTCTGGTTCTGTCACTCCTTAGCGGGTGTGCGGCAACAGCAGATCGTGTTGTTTATCTCGGCAACGCATCCACAAAAACTGTCAGGCTAAGAGAGGCGATCAAAGACGCAAAAGTCTGGTATAAGGATAGCACAGGGGTATCACTCCCAGGAGTATCTGACCTTGCAGAAGGCGGGTATTATCGAAGTGACTTGAATTAACAATTAACCATCTAACCAAAAGGAAAAAACATGCCATTAAATTTCTCACAGATCGCAGGACTTAGCTCGGCCATCGTCAAGGGCTCGCAGACAGCCGTCAACTCAGCCTCACTGCTCTCGACCGTACAGACACTCGGAAGCGCAGCATCACAGATCGATGCGGACATCAACGACGGACTTTCAAATCTCAACACAGGGTTGCAGTCTGCCTTTGCTGGAACACTCGCTGATGCAGATTATCAGACTTTGATTTCGGCAGACAGCGAAAACGAAGCGAATCTTGCCAGCTTGAGCGAAAGTATTATTTCAGCCTTGGCTGTCGAAGCTCCATCTCCGGCTTCAGTTGTCGCTCCTGCTTCGTTAGAAGCTCCGGTAGAAGCTCCAGAGATCGAAGCAACTCCTGTATTGGACCCTGTCGCTGAAGTTGCGGCCCAGTGA